TACTGGATACTTGTTAATTGATAGAGAAATTATTTCCTATAATGCTATTTCAAGTAATCAAATAACAATTACAGCGAGATCCTTTGATTCAAGTTTAAAATCAAATCATGATTCATCATCATTAGCTCATAAGTATGAATTCAATGGTGTATCTCTATTAAAAATTAACAAAGACCATAATATTGATTCACGAGAAAAAACATTTGATAGTTACTATCTAAAAGTTGCATCTGGTGGAAAAGCATTTGATATCACTAAGACTGGTGGTGGAAGTGCACTTCATATTTCACAGAATGTTCCCTTTGAAATAATTGATCCTAGAATTACATCTATAACACCTACTGGAACTGACATAACTGGAAGAATTAAAACAACTTCAGGAACTAGTTTAAGTGGTAATGAAGCATCATTTGTAGATAAAGGTTATGAAACCATAGCTCTTAATCAGTTAAACTATCTTGATAGTCCAAGAATTGTTGCATCAACGGTAAATGAGTTTAATTTATTAAACAATCAGAAGTCTTTTGGACTAGAATTGACACTCTCAACAACACAACCTGATGTATCTCCAGTTGTAGATTTGGACACATTAAACGTAGTTGCAATTAGTAACTTGGTTGATGATAAGGTAGTTAATTTTGAAACTGATAGTAGACCAAAAATATCTGGTTTAGATCCAAATACTGCAATTTATGAAACAAGAAGAATTAATTTAGAATTTGTTTCTAACTCTATATTTGTTCAGTTTGACGGACATAGAGAACCTGAAGGTGAGTTTAGAGTCTTCTACAAATTATTCAGAACTGATGGAGATGATAAAAATCAAAATTACATCCCATTCAACACAAATGGATTACCAGACAAAACTGTGAATGCAAATGCTCTTAGAAATGCTTTTAGTGAGTATAAGTTTACTGTTGAAAATACTGCACAGTTCACTGGATTTATGATTAAAGTTGTAATGACATCTACTAGTCAGGCAAAACCACCTAGACTTAAGAACTTCAGAGCAATTGCACTTAGATCATTCCAAATTGACGACTAATGAACAAATACGTAAAAGTTAAATCTGATGTCTCCCTTGTGAGAGATGTTGATTCAAATGCAATTATCAGCAAAAATCAGAGTGAATTTGATAAGTTCATAAAATTATCTGAGAAAAAATACGCAGAAAAAAAGAAATTTGATAATATGCGTAGTGATTTGGATTCTTTAAAACAGGATATGGATGAGATAAAAACTCTTCTTCGAAATATTATGGATAAATGATTTATAAATATTCCAAGATAGATTCTAATTAGTTAAATAATGGCAGCATATATTAGTAACATAGTAATTGATGCTGGTGCTGACTTTAACCAGATTTTTAATTTAGAAAATGCATCAAATGCACCTCTAGATTTATCTGGATATACAGCTACATCAAAATTGAAGAAACATCCTGCCTCATTGAATGATAAGGCAGCATTTACGGTATCATTTCCGAACCGTGCTCAAGGGCAATTAAAAATTGCATTAGGATCTTCAATAACATCTGCTTTAAAAGCAGGTAGATATAGTTATGATGTGTTATTAAATGATGGTTCTTTGAAAACAAGAATTGTTAGTGGAAGTGCGATTGTTACTGCTGGAGTTACTACAGGTTAATTAAAATGTCTGAAATAAAAGTAAGAGTTGGTTCAAGAAATGCGAATAAAGTTATATCCTCTTTATCTGGTAGTGGAGGAACTTTAGCAGGATTAAGTGATGTAGATGTCTCTGGAGGTTTATCCAACGGAATGGTCTTGGTTTTTAATGCAGCAACGAGTAAATTTGAAGCAACTTTAGAATTGACACCAGGAGCAACACAAAATTTAAACATTAATGGGGGAAGTTTTTAAATGGCCAGCATAATACGAGTAAAAAGATCGACTGGCACCTCTGCTCCGTCAACCATAAACTATGGTGAACTCGCTGTTACGATTGCGAATGGAACTCAAGGGATCATTAGGTGGAAGACTGTTTGTTGGAGATAATACAAATCCAGATCCAAATCCAATAGTTATTGGTGGTAAATATTACACCGACATGATGGGTAATGGGCCAGGTGAGGTTAGAGGGAAGGACAATATTCACGGTGCATCAACAGGAAATGGATTTATTCCTATATTAGCAACTGATTATACTGGTCATCCAGGTGGAGGTTCTTCAGGTTTTGGGCCAGCATATGCATCTCAAACTTTACCAAGAGTAGATAGTTGGACTGTAGATAATCTTACAATTGATGGAAATACAATATACTCAAATGATAGTAACGGACATATAAAATTTGTAACTAATGGTACTGGAGAAGTCATCATTAATGATGATACTAAATTATCATTTGGACAAAACTCAGATTCAAGTATCGAGTATGATGAAGATGGAACAGATAAGGTTCAGGTTACTGGTAAAGGTTGGGTTTATAATGATGTTCCTGTTGAAATAATAAATCCTGGTGCTGATGGTCTAATTGTTGATAATATTGGAATTTCATCTAACGTAATTAGAAGCAGGCCTGGTGGTGGAAATACTTTATTCATCGATCCATATCCAGATGGTTTGGATAGTGATGGTATGGTTATTATCAAAGGTAGTTTACAAGTTGATGGAACTACAACCACTGTTAACTCTACAAATACATCATTAAATGATCCAATAATGAATATTGGTGATGTAACAAGTAAGAGAACTGTTTTGGCAACAGTTGGATCTGGAACTTCTGCAATTCAACTTGACTCAATCGTAGGTATTAATACAGGTGATACAATAAGTGGTAGTGCATCATTACCAGGTGCTGGTACAACAACAATTCATTCATTTGTTGAGTCTGCAGGTATTACAACTGTATTCATTGATGGTCAGACAACATCTGGAATTGGAGCAACAACTCAATTAACAATTACTCACGGATTTGATACTAACACTGATCGTGGTATTACTTTTAATTACAATACAAGCACTGGTGTAGGTAATAATAAAACTGGATTCTTTGGATTTAATGACAGTACAGGTGAAAATAGTAATGCACCTGAAAGGTCATTTACATATGTCCCTGATGCTACAAATACTGGTAATGTCATTAGTGGTACAAAAGGTTTCCTAGATATAAAAGGAATATATTTTCAAAGTGGAGATTATTTCACAGAAGGTAACGGAGTAGTCTACTTCGATACTACTGGTAAAATGGTTGGTGCTGCTGGTACAACTGCTGGCATAACTACCTCAAACTTTATACTCACAACGGATGCCAGTGGCATACCGAAGTGGACAACAACAATTGATGGAGGTCAATTCTGATACTATGAACAGTGAAGTTGATGTGAATATTTTGATTAATCATTACCATAAGAAATTATCAACATTAGTTAATCAAAATATATTATTAGAGGCAAAAATGGAATCCATGACTAAAGACTACATGGATTTAAAGCAAAAATTTGATGAATTACAGAGTCCTAAAAGAGGAATTAAAAAATGAGTAAGCCATCCACAAGGCAAGGATTAATAGATTACTGCTTAAGAAAATTAGGTTATCCTGTGCTGGAAATCAATGTGGATGATGATCAAATTGATGATCTTATTGATGATGCTATTCAATACTTTCAAGAACGTCATTTTGATGGTATTGAAAGAATGTTACTAAAACATAAGGTAACTAAAGAAAATAAAGAATCATTAAGAACTGGTGTTACTACAACTACTGCTAATTCTACAGTTGGTATAACAACTACTACATTTGAAGAATCACAGAATTTTATACAGTTACCTGACCACGTATTAGGTGTAGAAAGAGTTCTTAAAATAGATAATAGCACTATATCAAGTGGTTTATTTAATATTAAGTATCAAATATTTTTAAATGATCTTTACTATTATGGTGCACTTGATTTATTAAATTATACAATGACAAAGACTTATCTTGAAGATTTAAGTCGAATCATCACACCAGATACTCAGATAAGATTTAACAAGAAACAAGGTAGATTATATCTAGATATTGATTTTGCACAGATGTCTGATGATACTTTTATAATTATTGATGGTTATCGTCTTTTAGATCCAGCAGATGTAAGTAAAGTATATAATGATTTTTGGTTAAAGAAATATGCAACAGCATTAATTAAAAAACAATGGGGAATGAACTTAATTAAATTCCAAGGTGTAATGTTACCTGGTGGTGTTGCATTGAATGGAAGAGAAATATATGAAGATGCAATCAGAGAACTTGAAGAATTAGAAAATACACTCAAGACGGAGTACGAATTACCACCACTTGATTTTATAGGATAATGTTATGCCACTTTCTCCGTATTTTTTACAAGGATCTTCAAGTGAACAGAGATTAGTTCAAGATCTTATAAATGAGCAGTTAAAAATTTATGGGCAAGATATAGTTTATCTTCCTCGTAAGATTATAAACAAAAAAACAATTATGAAAGAGGTTGTTGCCTCTACTTTTGACGATGCTTATCGTATGGAAGCATATCTTTTAAACTATCAAGGATTTGAGGGTAATGGAGACATATTATCAAAATTTGGAGTTCAAACTACAGATGCAGTAACATTTGTAGTATCAAAAGAGAGATATGAAGATTTTATCAGTCCTTTTTTGAATGGAGACAGTCAAGTAGAATTAGCATCAAGACCCGAAGAAGGAGATTTAATATATTTTCCACTTGATAATACAATGTTTGAAATTAAATATGTTGAAGGAAAGAAACCATTTTATCAATTAAATAATCTTTATGTTTATACTCTCAGTTGTGAGGTAATGGATTATGCTCTTGATGAAAATATTGATGTTGGAATTGAAGAAGTAGATAAAGCAGCTGTCGAATTTGGATTTACTACAAGGTTAAGTATGGTAAGTATTGCTGCTTCAACAGCAGCAGCAACTGTTCAATTATCAATAAATGCACCAGGTAAAAATACTAATACTGGTGAGTCAGTTACTAAGATTGATCTAATAAATGATGGAACTGGATATACATTACCACCTTTAGTTGGAATATCGTCAGCACCAAGTGCAGGATTTAATGCAACTGCTGTTGCAATTATGACAAGTCGAAGTGGTCAGACTGGACAATCAGTAGATCGTATTGAAATAACTAATCCTGGTTTTGGTTATACAGTCATACCAACAGTCACAATTAGAAGTCAAAATGCATTTGGAACTGGTGCTGCTGCTACTGCAATCCTAGCAACTGGAACACTTGCAACGCCAACCATCAATCAACCTGGTGCAAGTTATGGAGTTGTTCCAAATGTCAAGATTAATCCTGTTGGATTGGATACCAATATTGGTATTGGGTCAACTGCACAAGCAATTGCAATTGTCAATACTCTTGGTCAAGTTGCTTCAATTAGATACTCATTTGCTGGTATTGGATATACTGCAACCCCAACAATAACAATAGATCCACCAGCAAGAGCTGGATTGGCAACTGGAAATTATATGTTTAAAGAATTGGTCAGAGGTGTTTCGACTGGAACTACAGCGTTTGTTGCTGATTGGGATAGTGATGATAGAATACTCAAAGTTACAAATGTTGCTGGAAGTGGATTTGCACCTGGTGAAACAGTTGTAGGTATTGGAACAACAATGTTAGGATCAGATTCTGAGTACATTGTAAGAAACGTATCAGATCAAGATGAATACGATAATTACAACGAAAATATAGTTGTTGAGTCCGAAGCAGACTCAATTATCGACTTTTCTGAAGACAATCCGTTCGGTGATTTCTAAATAGTTTGGATAAGTCCTGTTTAAGATATGTTAGGAACCTATTATTACCATGAAATAATCAGAAGGACTATTATAGCCTTTGGTACTCTTTTTAATGAAATTGATATTAAACATCAAACTTCTGCAGGTGGTGCATTTTCAACTGTAAGAGTTCCCATTGCTTATGGCCCAACAGAAAAGTTCTTAGCAAGATTAGAACAAAAACCAGATTTAAGAAAGAGAGTTGCGATAACTT